TCTCCTTCGCCATAAAGGTTTTTCCAGTCTTCGGCAGTGCAGCCCGAGATGAGGAACTCTCTTTCGTCTGACGTCAAGTGCGGCATAGCATTTTGTATAAGTGTACCAGACTTCCAAGCATCGATCTGCTCGGGGGTTATGTTTAAGTCCATTTCGTTGATCTTCCCGGTTACAGGAGACTTGCGGGAGATTTTCATTCTTCCGTTTCCTTCTTTTCGCACTCAGGCCCGATGAGCTTTTTGATGCTTTCAACATCCGTAAGAATGCGGTTGCATCTCCTGCATCTAATGGGTTGAGGTTGGTTCTTCATTTCTTCTCGAAGTAATTCAAGTTGCGTTTGGAGTTTGGGGTTCATAAAAGTATGTTCTCCTCGTTGAGCTTCACTCAACGTCCTTCCACTTGCATTACAACACAAATTGCCTGTTGTTCGTATTCAAGGTGGTGGATGTTTAAGTCTCCGCCGTTGAAGTCCTCTTCAATTCCAGGCCCAATGACGGTAAGTTGGTCCTTTCGGATGGCGACGCGGTAGAAAGTGAGAGAAGTCTGCACGGCCACTACCGCTTGGTCGTGCTCCTCGTCGACGAAGATACTTTTGGCTTGGAGGGTGATCACTTTGGTGTAAGCTCCAGATTGAATTGTTTTGCGATTGCATCAAACTCCTGTTCTCGTTTGCCGAACTTGTATTCACTGTCGTGAACCTGTTGCAGGCTTGCGAGAAGCTGCAGGGTTTCGAGGTCGTCGGTATCCACGCCTCCACGAGTGAGCGCTTCTTTCAAGGCTTTCGCGCGATTACGCTTTTCGAAGTTGTCGGGGCGGTACTTTGGGAAGCCTCCAATTCCATCTATCTGAAGGATAGTATTAACAGAAGAACCTTCGAAGGCTTCGGTGTCGACGTCGTCCGGGATGAGTTGGCCTATGGCACACTTGCGGCCTTTATCGTCTCGATAGAAGCATTGAAAGCTTGAATGTGTGCCTATGTGGGTTACTTGGCCTGCACGTTCGCCTTGGGCATTGAGCTTGTCGCGGACCGTTTGGAAGATTTCAAGTTTCGTGAGCATGTTGTTATTCCCAGGTTTCGAGGTGGCACCCCGATTGGTGGTTATTATGGCACAAAAGTTCAAGGGTGTAAAGTATATGTGTGCATTTATTTTTAGGGTTGACTTTGATCTATCGGTTTCCTGCGTGGTACCTACGAGATGCCTACGTGACCCCTGTCGATCCCTATAAATCCCTATTCGGATACCCCCCCATGTATCCCCACCCCCATATTTTGGTGGGTGTTAAGGTTTGGGGTTCTTCGTCCTTATATGGATTGGGCTATCTTATATGGCACTAAAAATATAAAAAAAAAAAAGACTGAGAGGGGGTGTCCCCTTAAATGCTCCGAAATATGGGGATGGGGGTATGGGTGGGGGGTGCCGAATAGGGATTTGCAGGGATTTGCAGGGGTCTCGCAGGGGTCCCATAGGTACCATGTAGGGAATACGAGGATCAATTGGGACGAAAAAGCGAAAAACCCCTGGATGTCAGTCTCCAGGGGCCCCGTTCGCGCGGCGGGTGTATTACGCGGGCTGGGCAGCCTTCTCCGCAGCCTCCTTCTCGTCGGCCTCCTTCGCGGCCTTTTGCAGCTCCTCGATACGCTTGGCCTGCTTCTCGGCTGCGATCTGGGCCAAGGCGAGAGCAACCTTCGGCTTTTTGCGCCAGGCCTTCTTCTCGTCGTCGGACATCGCCCCGACGAATTCGACGCACTCCTCCAAGGTCTCCCCGCCCGCGCGGGAGATAGCCAAAGCGAGTTCATTCACGCGGGGGCCGCCACCGCCACCGGACACGCGCCAATCGCCCTTGTACAACTGTGCGATGGTCTCCTGCACGGCAGACTTGGCGTAAGCGAGGGGGTCGTCCGTGGCGGCCGCACCGGCGTACGAATCGCCAATCTTCTGAGCCGCACCGTGCAAGGCGAGGCGGGCGCGGATCGCGTCGGGCACCTGACTCACGTCAAAAGTCTCCGACGTGTCGTCCGAGAACGTGAAGGTGATGGTCCCTGTCGGCTGACCGCGCAGGGCGGTATCCGCGTGGTCGTCGGGAAAGACATTGATGACTTTCGAAGTCTTGCGTTCGGCCATGGTCGTCTCCAAGGGGCGATATGCCCCGGTTATGTTGTTGGGGTGCGAATGGTCGCTCATCGGGACCGGAGACGCAAGGGGTTTATTTCTTGCGCCGCCGATCCGAATCAACGGCCTTTGGCACGCGAATTGCTAGGCGTTGGCAAGCTCCCGTTTCAACCCCATGGCACGCTTCCACGCCGTGTTACGATCCTGAGTCGGAATGGTGGATGCGGCCAACCCGGCATAAGCCAGGGCCCAGACTGTCACCGACCAGCCCCTTGCCGTGCGTTGGATGGTCATAGCCATTCCCTTCGGCTCCGACGTCGCACGATCCGAGGCCGCGTCCGTAAGATCAAGGTCCGACTCTCACGGGCGTAGTTATGCCAGTATGCCGTGACCACGTCCTCCGCAGTGCCGAAGCGTCGCCACGAAGCCAGGGCCTTTCCTTCTGGTAGCCTTATCGTCGTCATGTCTCTCTCCCAGGGCACCATGCCCGACGCCCATGAGATCACATCGCAAACCTCGATGCAAGACGTTAACTGTTAACGAATCACGTTAGCGATTATTTGTTAACGAGGGGTGGGCTCCCCCCAAAGGGGGCCGGGGGTGGCTAGGTTGCTTGTCCCCTCGCGAAATTCTCCTCACCATAATAAACGCTAGCATTAATCACATAAATGATACTAGCGTTTTTACCTCCACCTTACTTCACTCTACCTCAAGTCTCCATTAACATACATCAAGCCCTCGCATTAACCTGCACAAAAAGCCGGGAGTTAACACTAGCATTCCCCCGTCCCCCATTGCGAAAGCCCGTACAAGATGATATTTTCGCCCGGAAGAACCCCTAAGTATCCCTGGAGCGCGCGCTATGATGACTCGGGCCTGGACTGGAACTGCAGCGGCAGACGGGGCGACCGTGATCATCCCGAACAGAAGCGGAAGCACCTATACGCTTAAAGATGGGGATATAAGGGACTACACGCGGTTCGTACTCCGCGCAAGAACCGGGCAGGTGCGGGTATTCGCAAGCGTTGATGGGACGAACTTCCCCGCAAGTCCCCTCGTGTTGAGCTTGGAGCCTGCCGTGGACGGGAGCGACAACGTGACAGAGCCGCAGGGAACCTTCGTTGCCGCGACAAGCGGAACAAGGCTCCATTACTTCTTTGGAACCTACAAGGCCATCAAGATTCTCCAAAAGGGCGCAACGGCGGCCGCAGTCGATCTCTTTGCAAGTGAACGTTAAACTAGCGAGGTAACATACCATATGTCTGAAGATACAACGGGCTTAAACAGCCTTAATGTCCTCAATACGCCGCCGACGGGGAAGGTCACGTCGGAAACTGAGATCATGCCAGGAGTCTTTCTCGGAAGCATGACGGACGCAAGGGAGTTTGAAGGGGTTCGCCTTTGTGTGCGCGACGAAGGCCCTGACTATCCCACGGACGAGAATTGCAAGACCATCCCGCTTTTGATGCCTTGCCCGCCGGGATTCGCGCAGCCCTATTGCTTCTCGAAGGACAAGCTCGAGGACGCCGCCAACTTCATCAAAGTGCAGAGACGGGAAGGGAAGCCCGTCCTCGTCCACTGCCTTTTTGGCAGGGATCGCAGCCCCATGGCTGTTGCCTGGTGGATGTGCAAGATGGGTCACGCCCTGGACTTAGCAGAGGCCTATCAGATCATCCAAGCCAAGCGGCCGGTCGTTGCAGATCGTACGGCTTGGCTGGAACCGATCCTCGTCCCGCAAGCAGGTTTCCCGCCTGTTGTCACGGTGCAGAAAGGAGAACAAGCTAAATATGTCGAGATGTGGAGCAAGCCCGAGTACAGGGCAGTCGCACCGGGAGAGGGTTGTGCAGCTCAGTTCCTCGAAATCGCTCGACCAAAAGCAGGTAGTGAAGTTCTTGACTTCGGTGCAGGGACAGGTCGTGGAGCAGTTATGCTCGCGATGCTCGGAGGCCTTAAAGTCAAGATGCTCGATTTCGCATCTAATTGCCTTGATGATTTCGTGCGAGATGCGCTGCAAACACAGCCACTCCTGTCCTTTAGCGAATGTAATCTTGTCAAGCCGATTGCCCCCAAGTTCACGGCGGAGTACGGGTACTGCACTGATGTAATGGAGCACATTCCACCAGACTGGGTAACCACCGTACTTATCAATATCCTCAACGCAGCCCAGCACGTCTTCTTCCAGATTTCGTGCGAACCAGACTCTTGCGGGAAGCTGATTGGCGAGGAACTACATCTAAGCGTACACCCGTATGGCTGGTGGCTCGAAAGGCTCCAGAAAATTGGCGTCGTAGTCCATTGGAGTCAGGACTATGGTACGCACTGCATGTTCTACGTCTCCGCCTGGGTCAAGGGCGAGGACATCGTTGACAATGGAGTACTTAATGTAACGGTAGAACAGGTGCGCAAAAATGTTGAGACGAATCTCAAAGGACCCTGGATTGACATTGGCCCCCACGAAACTTCCGACGTCGAAGTTGCTATACTCGGCGGTGGACCCAGCTTACAAGGATTCGAAGACGAGCTTCGTTCTCTTCGAGCGAGTGGGGTCAAACTGGTTACCCTCAACGGAGCATATCATTGGGCAAGAGAACGAGGGCTCTTTCCGGTTAATCAGTTTGTCGTGGACGCGCGGCCCTTCAATGCACGTTTCACGCATCCAGCAGATGAGAGATGCTTTTATTTCATCGCTTCGCAATGCGATCCATCGGTTTTGGAAGGCTTGCCGCAGGAGCGGGTATTCCTCTGGCACACGGCAGTAGACACCATTCGCGACCTACTTGACGCGGAACGCGAGTTCTGGATAGGTACTCCGGGGGGCTCGACGGTACTGCTTAGAGCAATCCCGCTCCTGCGCATGATGGGATTTAAGAAGTTCCACTTGTATGGATGTGACTCCTGCATATTAGACTTCAATGAAGAGACAGCTGTATCGGAACCTGTAGCAGTACAAGCGGCTAAGTATCTGCACCATGCCTATTCTCAACCTGAGAATGATGGCGTTCCTGTGATCCCTGTAATTGTTCAAGGCAGGACATTCTATTGTCATCCTTGGATGATTTCACAGGCGCAGGAATTCATGGACCTCATCAAAGTGTTTGGTAACGAAATCGAACTCAATGTCAAGGGGAACGGTCTCCTTGCATGGATACTCGAGTCCGGAGCTAAACTCGCAGATGAGGAATTGTCGAAGTTCCTAGTCTAGGAGAAACTCCATGGCCGCTGGCCCTTGGAAAGTCTATGCCAAAGCCAAGAAATACATTGGCAACGGCACCATCACCCTTGGTGCCGGCGTGTTCAAGATGTGTCTGCATCGCGCGAGCGCGAGCGCTGCCATCCTCGTCCTGTCCACTCGGAGCACCTTTGCCAGCATCCCTGGCGAAATCAGTGCCACTGGTGGGTATGCCACGGGTGGACGCAATCTGGTGCCTGCTACAGCTCAGTGGACTGTTGGAGCAAGCGCCAAGCAGTATAAGTTCACCTATACGACAGCTGGTCTCGTCTTTACGGGTTCCGGAGCGAGCTTGAATAACATCAAGTACGCTCTCATCCGTAACTCGACGGGAGCCGGTGCGGGCAAGGTACTCTGCTTCTGCACGCTCTCGACGGCAGCCTTCACGGTTGCGAGTGGTAACACGCTTACCATCGCGCCGGCCACCACTGGCGTCTTCACGCTAGCGTAGAAAGAAGGAAAGGTATTACAGGTGTCTTGGGACATCAAATACCAGACGATAAACTCCACCCCTGACTCCCTCATGGCAGACTTTCTGCTACGGAGTCAGGGGTCCGGAGTTATTTGGGCCGAGAGGTTTAACGACCCAACGAACTACACTCGCTGGCTAATTGGCGACGAGTCAGGCCTTGCACTGAGTCGCAACGCAACAGGTGGCGTAATGGGGGATGGGTGCTTCAGGCATACTTGCACTCAGACCATTTTGCCAGACGGAGGCTTTGCCCGTCCACTGAAGCCTGTAAATGGAAACGGAACTTCCATTCCGCACGATATCAATAACGCAGGATTGTACCATGACGGCACTATTGTCCTGAATGCAAGCGATGCACTAAACGTTTATGTGAATGGGCGTGGAGGCTTTTTCGGTCACCCGGATTACCACAGTGATCCGAACTGGGACAACACGACCCTGCATCCGAACCCGTACAAAGCTTACATTGGATACGACTACTGGGTACAGTATTGGGTACGCTTCTCGCCCAATAGATTTACGTCAGGTGAGACGGATGGCAAGATCGCCATGTTCAACCTTACGTACAACACTACACCGAGGAGCGAGATTGTAAACTACCTTCGTACTGACTACGGTACGAGGTGGATCAACCTGTATACGGGAGCTGGAGGACGACACGACCTGTCGGGAGGATATCCAAGCGAGACGACAGGGGACTCGATTCAGCCAGGAGGTGTGAAGGCAGCAACCTGCTTGTACGGGATTGGAGACAGTGCAGGTGATCCTGCATTCTGCTCACTTTGGCCGGTGGATGAATGGTGTTCCGTTCTGATGCATGTCATTCCAGGACATGTCGCACCAGACTACTCTAACCCGCCTGCATATCGAGACACTGGTGTACAGATGTGGATTGCGCCGAACTCTCGTATTGCAAGCCTTGGTTCGAGTGCTTATATTAAGGTTTTCGACAAGCTCGACTTTGCGATATACGAGGACCCGCAGCCCTATAGTGGCGGTTTCGAGCCTGACAAGTACGGCTCAGTGCCTCAAACTGTGAACGGATACGGACAGCCTTATGGAGCGGCAATTGTAGCTATGAATGGATTTAACGGCGGAGCGAGCCTGCGACCAAGTGTACAAGTTGGGGGATGGTATCACGAGTACGATCAGATCATCGCATCGGTCAACTCGATTCCTTGTCCCTCAGTTCCGGCGGTAACATGAGCTGGGACATTCTGTACAAGACGGTTGCAGCACCGCCCCCCGTTGGAGCCCCCGCATGGTTTTCTGCGCTCTCGCATAAGCAATGGACGGCACCGGTTTCAAACTGGCTTGGCGATCCAGCTGTGCGCGATCCGAACTACAACGTCCAGCCGTATATTGGTACGACAGGCCATCAGAGCTTGATCAAGTCCTACTGCGGCATGGGCATCGACAACACTCGTGGTGGACTGTTCGACGCTGGTTCAGGTGGTCACAACGACTACGCAGGCAACGAAGTATACTGGTGCCTTTTGCGAGCGGAGAGTCCTGCTTGGGTGAGGCTACGCAACGCTTCGGGACCGCCTGTTCCGAATGACGAGCAGGTTCATCAAATCTGGGCAGACGGAACGCCGCCGTCGGACCATACCTGCAATTACCAAATCGAAGTCGAGGGCCGTTGGATCAAAGTTGGACTTGGTTCTCCGAACTGGCTTGGCAGCCCAGCCGGTACCCGTGGCTGGGAATTTGACTACGTCAATAAGGTGTGGATCGACAACGGCAATATCTGGCTGCAGGATAACTACGGCCTAGTTGGCTGTGGTGTGTGGGATTCAGTAAATCGCCACATCATCAAGATTACTCCGAGTGGTAATCCTATGGTTCAGTTCATGAACCCGGATACCATGACGCAAGTCAAGACTGCAGGTAATTCAGATATCGCCTCGAGTTCCGTAATCACTGCGGATATCGAGCCGAATCATCGTACACTCGTTTGGCGTACAGGAGACGACTACACCAACTTCCTGTTCTGCTTGGACTTGAATAATACTGCGAGTGGTTGGTATACCGCCCCGATGTCTGGAACGGCGCCGGGACATACTCACAGGTTTTGGTGGCACGAAGCCTCGCAAGCCTTTTTGAGTTGGGACAACACCCTTGGCTTAGTGAAGTTGGTATTGTCCTACACTGGTAGCACGGTAACTGGAGCAGTGTGGAGTCAGGTAAGCGGTGTCACTGGTACCAACCCTGTAATGGATGCAGACTCCTCCGGAGGTATGTGGAGCCGTCAAGGAATCATCCGCGACATGGGGAACGGCGAGGCTGCCTTCTTTGCAGTGCCCACGTATTCTTTTCCTGATGTATACGTCATGCGCTTAGCTGGAGCTGTGTAATGAGCATCAGGTCAACTGGAACCGGGTACGTTAGAATTGCGCTTGGTGCAGCAGCAATCGATCCCACTACGACTGGCTGCACGGCAGTTATCTGGTTTAAGAAGGTTGGCAACTTTGTAGGCTACGACCCAATCCTCTCGGTTGGCGTGACTGGGAGTTCGCGCGAGGGCCTCGAGACCTACAACAATGGATCAAGTGGAGTAACGGGCGCACTCGAAGGTGCAGTGGATGGTAGCGGCCTAGGATTCACAACTCCCTCGGTGCCAATCAATACTTGGCGTATTGCGGCCATCGCTCGACCAGCAGGTCAGGTTACTTCCACTATCTCATTCTATAGTGGAGACGAGAACGGACTTACTGCGCATGATGGCATTGCAGCAGATCACGATACCCCATTCGCATACATCTTCTTTGGTGAGTTTGGTCAGCCAGGACTCGTAGGCTATACCTTCGACGGCGAGCTTGCATATGGTGGCGTATTCGCGCAGGACCTTGATCCTAGCGATATCCTGGCCATCATGCAGGCGGGTTCGCCATCAGGATATGCAAGCTGCAAGGCCTTCTTCAAGTTTAACGATTCCTCCGACCACACAGACCTGAGTGGTAACGGAGCAAATTGGACTGCACCGGCAGGCGACATAGGAAACGGCTCGTCGAATCCTCCGGTTTCAGGGTCAGGCAACGCGACGATCACGGTCCCGACGGGAAGCCTAGTAATTGCAGGTCAGTCCCCACAGATCAGTGGAACAGCCCTGCGACCTGGAACTGGAGCCTTAGCCCTAACAGGAATTGCCCCGAACCTTACACAGCAGTTCGTTAGGCAGCCTGGAAGTGCGAGCCTCGTATTCACAGGCGCTGCGCCGAATCCACAAATTCTGGGTACGATCCGGCCCGGTGCAGGTACGCTTACACTTACGGGGCTAGCGCCAAGTGTAATCCAAGCGCACAATCGTCAGCCCGCTGCTGCGAGCCTGTTGTTCACAGGTCGTATTCCGCAGCTTAATGGATCGCGAACCTTACAACCTGGAACTGGCAGTATCGCCTTCACAGGTGGGAGTGTACTGCAAACTCTGACAGTACCACCGCCCGGCGCAGCAGCTCTGACACTAACTGGCGCCGCACCACAGGTTATCGCTCAGCAGGGTAAGATTCCAGGAACTGCTGCACTATCACTAAGTGGCAAGACTCCACTCGTTACTCAGCAGTGGTTCATTCGGCCGAACGCTGGAAGCATTACAGTTCAAGGCTACGCGCCTGGGAACTCCGGCGTAACCATCAGGCCTGCGAGTGCAAGCCTGAACATTGCTGGTCAGACTCCCTTTGTTCAAGGTGCACTGACGATCCAGCCCGGAACTGGGGCCTTAATATTCCAGGGTGTTGCACCAGCCTTGTCTGGCGCGAATATCATTCGACCGGCTGCTGGGGCCCTCACATTCGCAGGCGTTGCGCCAAATCGAACCTCGGGAGTTGGACGTGTACCGGGCTCTGCGTCTCTATCCCTTTCGGGTGTAGCGCCGACTGTGAGGGTCCCTATTTTCCTGACGCCAGACACAGGAAGTCTGCAAATCTTCGGACAGCTTTCACCCTCGGCTGGAACTGGGGGAGGAGATGGAACCGACGGAGGTTCCGGACTTGTACAACGTAGAGCTGCGCGACAAGGCTTGCGTCGCCCGATTCGACTACCGTTGAGAGCAATGTAATGCCTGAAATCAAGAACATCTCCATCAAGCATGATGCCATCATGGATTTCCTGATGGCGAACCCGGCGATGAAGTTAGGGGACGTAGCGACACATTTCCAGGTTACGCAGCCCTGGCTGAGCTGCATCATTCATTCGGACATCTTTCAAGCGAGATTAAAAGAAAAGTCCGATGTCGCCTTTCATAGTACCGTTCTCCCGTTAAGGGAGAAGATGATAGGTGTCGCGCATATGGCCCTGGATAAGCTCGCCGATGTTCTTCCGAAAGAAACGGAAACCAAGGTCATTGCAAGTACCGCCGAAGGGCTTCTGGACCGACTCGGATTTGGCTCAAAGCAGAGCCCCATGCAGCCTGGAACGAATGTCAATCTGCAGGTAAACGTTCTTCGATCTGAATTGGATGAAGCTCGCGCGCTCTTAGGCAAGGCGCAAAAGCCTATGCTAGAGGTCACAATCGATGGTGAACGAAGCGGCATCGCGCTACCCCTACGAAGTGAGGCCAGCGTGGGCTCGAGTAATTCAGGAGAAGGATCTACCATTCCGGCCCTTCGAAGTGAAAGGGAACTTAGCAAGGAAGGGAGCGAAACATGAGAGGAAAGCGCATCAACTCTTCACCGAGCTCTACGAGCTTTCATACGTCCCGAGCGTCTGGTTCAAGTATGACAAAGGCAGAGACGTCGGCTACTGTCAACTCGACGGACTCCTTGCCCTTCACAAGCAAAGAACTCTTGTTATTGTTGAATGTAAGTTCCGTCACACTTCCGAAGCATTCTGGCAAACTCACAACTTGTACCTGCCGGTCGTGCGAGCTTGGCTCGGTGACGAGGGTAAACAATTTTGGACCATTGCGATCTGCGAGGTTGTACATTGGTATGATCCCAGCACGCAATTCCCTACGCGACCCATTCTTGTCGACAGATTAGAATTGGTAAGGCCCGATAGATTTAGTGTGCATATTTTACGGAGTTAATGATATGAAAAAGTCCATCCTGCTTTGCATTGCTGGCCTCCTCCTTCTTATCGCTGGCTGGCAGATCGCCAAGGCAGCTTATGCCGCAACTGTCAATATCGCTGCGGTGGTGAAGTACACTGACGGAAGCGTGATTGAGGCAGATAAGAAGATCGTGTACAGCATCTACGACTGCGACACGGACAAGCAGATCACGACGACCTTCACTACAACGGCAGTGAAAAATTTCGACGACGCTGTGAAGTGTATCTACGTGCGCGCGAGCCTGTACGACGCGGAAGCAAACAACGCAATTGCTGGTACGACAAGCGAGAAGAGTCCACCCTGGGTGCGACCGATGAAGCCGACGATCAAGCAACTTGCTCCGCCCTTGACTATTTCGGTGGTGACTCAGTAATGAGTGTCGACGCGGCAGTACGGATGGAACTTCCACGGGCTGAGGTGCTCAAGCTCTCGGCCGTGGATGATCTATTCTACTGCCGACACTTCTTCCCAAAAACTTTTAGACAAAAGTCTCCAGAGTATCACCGTGACTTCTGGTATCACTTCAATAACCCTGAAAGAGATTTTTTCGGAGCAGAAATATTCCGAGGCGGAGCGAAGACAACTCTTACTAGAGCTGGCTTGTCTAAACGTATCGGCTTTGGACTCACAAGGAACACACTTGCAATTGCCATAAACGAGACGATGGCATCCCATACAGTTCGATGGATCAAAAAGCAAGTAGATAATGGAACCTACTGGGCAACGACTTTCGACATTCGCAAGGGTGACAAGTGGACAGACGACTGGATTGAGTTGTACCACGCGCAGTATGATATAAAAATCAATCTAATTGCAAAGGGTATGACTAGTGGAATCCGAGGACTTAACTTCGACGACTGGCGTCCAGATTTCGTTATCTGTGACGACATCTCAAATGAAGAGACCTGCGGTACTCCAGAGCAGCTCGAAAAGCAAAGGGATATCTTTTTCGGAACTATTGTACCAGCAATGGCTCCTAAGTCGGAAGCACCTGATCGAAAGCTCGTATTGCTCCAAACCGGATTGCATAAGGAAGATATCATAAACCAAGCGCACACAGATTCGAGGTTCTTCACAGTGAAGTATCCGAAGCTTGTATATAATAAGTTAACGGGAGAGCCTCAAAGTGCTTGGGAGGCGCGCTATCCTGTCGCCGAAGTCTTACAAGAGAAGGAAGACTACACAAAGAAGAAGCAGTATCATATTTGGCTGCGAGAGTTTGGCTGCAAAATCATCTCCAAGGAAACTGCAGCGTTCGACTCGACTTGGTTAAGATATTGGGCTTCGTTACCCCTAGATTTGGAGTTTTACGTAGGCCTTGATCCTGCAAGTGATTCGAAGAGGAAAGAAGCTCACAAAACTGCGATCGTAGTAATAGGATATTCTCGTCGAACTGGAGATATTTACCTTGTTGAATATTTCGCTGCCCAAGGCAAAAACCCCGAAGAGATGTGGAACTGGCTCGTAAGAGTAAAGCGACAGTATCATCCGCGCGAAATTGCAGTAGAGACGGTTGCGTTCCAGAAGATGTTGGCCTGGTACTTTCGCACCAAAATGCAGGAGAATAACTTCTTCTTTGCAATCAGGGAATATAACGACCGTAGGAGTAAGCCTGACCGTATTCGGCAATCCTACACAGACCACGCAGCTAATGGTAAGTTCTGGGTGCATGAGAATCATACTGAGTTCGTGACTGGCTTCACGGACTTTCAAGATAATGTCGATTGGGACGTCGGCGACGCAGGGGCCATGGCAATTTGCAGCGCCAATCCCTGGATGTTCAAGCCTGTTGAAGGTGGAACTCAAGCTGAAGCTGACGAAGAGAAATCAATCGACGACTGGATTGCCCGAGAAGAATCCTCTATGGGCGAGATACAATACGAAGGTGGAGCGCCATGACTCAGCGTGATCTTAACTTGTGGGGCGGATTGGAGCCTGAGGAACTTGAGCGCTATGGCAACATAGACCGCAACTTCACTGAAGTCATGCAGGCCTACACGCGGAACTACGCAACGGAACTGCTTGCTGCAAAGGGTGGCGTACAGCTAGGGGAGTTTTATCACAACGCGGGGGCCCTGCAAGTTCGTTTCAGTTTGATCCCAGTTCCTGGAGCCGGAGTCTTGTCGTTGTATGGCTCAGCCCCTGTAGTTTTACACACGATGAGCCGCGCTCCAGGGGCCGGGAGTTTGACGCTCACTGGTATCGCTCCGGTTAAGGGCTGGTCGATTGCTCCACAGCCTCAAAACCTTGCAATCTCCGGCGGCGCTCCGGTACTGAGCTAATCATGCTAAGCTTCCAAGTTCGCTACGGAACGCCCTTGCACGATCGCATCAAGCAGGCGATTTGCGAGCGCAAAAAGTTCTCTGAGCAAAAGATGAAGCAGTTCCACTCTCAGTGGGATAATGCTGACGATTCGATGCGTGCTTATATCAAGGAACGCGAAGTCGATCGCAAGCGTAAGGATAAGAAGCGCTTCGACGGCGAAGTGGATTACGTTACGTTAGAAGTTCCTTATGCGTATGCCATGTGCATGACGCAGCATACGTACTTCACTTCTACTTTGCTTGGTCGTAGCCCAATCTTCCAATTCACTGGTCGACATGGTGAAGCACAAGACTCCATCATGGCAGTCGAGGCAGTTGTCGACTACCAAGTGAAATCAGGTTACATGGTTCCAGTGATGTATAACTGGCTCTATGACCTGTCGAAATATTCCCTTGGTGTTGTAGGGTTGTACTGGGACCAGGAAGAGAAAGTCATCTCCAAGTATCAAGCCCAGCCCACGGTTATCAACGGCATTCCCTTTGCAGGTTCTAATCCTGTTTTGCAACAGGAGATCATCAAGGGTTACGAGGGAAATCGGCTTTATAACATTCGGCCCTATGACTGGTATCCGGACCCGCGTGTCCCTATTTGGAGATTCCAGGATGGTGAGTTTAACATCCGAGAAACCACTGAAGGATACTTTGACATCATTGCTACGGAACACAGCTATCCTGGATACTATTGCAATGTCGATAAGCTTCCGGAAGCTGCTTCCAAAAAGGGAACGCCGCTCAACATTGGTTCCCCGCGAGTAGAACGACCCTTACAACCTGGAGAAGGTAATGCCCCTGGTCCAGGTTTCTTCAAAATCACTGAAGCCTACATCAAGCTCATCCCGAAGGTATGGGGGCTAGGTGATTCTGGTCGAGTGGAAATTTGGTGTTTCCAGCTAGCGGAGGATGAGATTATCATCTCCGCCAAGCCCTTGGGACTTTACCACAATCGCTTCCCCTGCGCTGCAATGGAGGGAAACTTCGGAAGTGACGAGTTTGCCAAGTTTGGTACAATTGAGGTTATCCGTCCGCTTACAGATATCCTTACATGGCTCATTAATTCACACTTCTATAACGTGCGAAGAGTACTCAATAACCAGATTGTATTCGATCCTTCGCGTGTTACTGTTAAAGACCTAACGAAGTCTGGTCAACGTCTCATCCGCTTGAAGCCCGCAGCCTACGGCACTGACCCGCGTATGGCAGTGCACCAGTTGACTATGGTCGACGTAACTGGTAGCCACTTGCAAAATGCTCAGTATATCGAGCAGATGATCCAAAGAGTTCCTGGGATCACTGATATCTTGATGGGAATGGTGGACCAAGGTGGACGTCGAAGTGCAACTGAAAGTCGCATCACCTCTACCGCAGGTATCTCACGGCAAAAGACCCCAATCGAGTATAATTCGTATCTCGCGATGGACCCGCTTGCAGATATGATTATCTCGAATACGCAGCAACTACTTTCCGAGGAGCGCAAATATGCCGTCGCAGGAAATACTCTCGAAGCTGCGCAAAATTTCCTCACAGCCGGACCAGACCAAATTGCAGGAAGTTATAACTTCGTGCCTGTTGATGGCGCTGCGCCAATCGACCGACTCGCCCAAGCCAATTTCTGGAAAGAACTTCTCGTCCAAGTGGCCCGAGTCCCACAAATTGCCATGCAGCTCGACCTCGTCGGAATGATCGGGCATGTGATGAAGTTGCAAGGAGAGCGCAACTTTGAGAGATTCCGTATTAACGTACTTCCACCAGGTGTTGCGCCTGGGGCAGCGGTGCCTGGGCAAGGGGGACTTCCAGCACAGCCCGCCGGTAATGTAGTCCCCTTAGGAGCACCCAGTGCCCCACGATCAAGACAGTCCTCAGGGCAGGGCGGACACCCTAAGGGAACTTCAGGAGGAACTGTCTAAGTTATCTCAACTTAGGAGTACAGCAGGCTATGACTTACTCGTTGGAGTCCTCCATTCCCAGGCCGATACCAGAAAACAAAGTATCTTCCTCACTCCCCTCAAATCCCTGGATGAGGTTCCTGAGCAGGAGTACAAAAAGGGTGAGATCGCTGGTATTGAATTTGCAGCAAAGTTTGTCGACATTCAAATCGAGATTCTTCGACAATCGATAGCAACATACACTAGAGAGGTAGAAAGCGATGAAAATTCTGAAATTTCGATTGAGGGAATCAACTCCGGGCACGGACGGCTCAACCTCGAGCCCGACTCCGACGACTCCACAGAGTTCGACGTCGAGTAATACTAGCGACTCGAGTGGTGCCGAGTTTGATTTTGCGGGGCTTGCTTCTCACGACGAAAGCGACCCTGTAGTTAAAAGTTCCGAAGGGGGGGTTACCCCAGCCGCGCCCGTCAGCCCGCCAGCACAGCCTGCAGCCACTGCACCACAGCCGGCCGCTCCTGTTGCTGCTCCGCCAGCGAGCCCTGTTGTGGCGGCCCCTCCTTCACCCCAGGCTGCAGTTCCTGCTGCAGTTCCTCCGGGGCAGCCTCCGGCCCAATCACCGGTAGCTGCGCCTCAGGCTCCTGCGAGCCCACAGAATCCTGCGACCGCCGCGACCCCGACGACGGAGCAGATCACGCAGACCTTTGCCCAACATCGCGAGCAGTTCATTCCAAAGCTTCAAGCTTTGTATGCAATGGACCCTGTTCGCGATAAGGATATGATTGAAGAACTCCGGACTGCTCCGGAAACTGCACTCCCGAAGCTTGCTGCAAACCTCCACTACGAAGTGCAGCTGTCGACCTACAATGCCGTGATGCAGGCTGTACCTGACGTCATTGGGCATATTCTTGATCGTCGTATGGAAGTCGATCGACTCACCAACGACTTCAAGTCAATGTGGCCACAGCTGCATGAGAAGCCGGAATATGAAGCTGCTGCGGAGAGTTCCATTCGGGCCATGAGAGCGGCTAATCCGAACATGCCAATGAAGGATGTTTTGCAGAGAGCTGGGATGATGGCAATGCTAACCCTTGGTTTGCCTTTGCCAACACCTCAAGGCGCAGCACCCGCTGCACCGCAAGCTCCTGCACAGCCTCCCGTTCGGGTGCCTCCTCCTGGTCGTCCCGCTGGCGTAGGTGCGGCAGGGTCAAGCCCGCTTGCATCTCCCGCCGCTGGAGGGGAAGGGAATATCTTCGAAGAGCTTTATGATGGAGCAAGACGGGGGGAATTCTAACCCTCTTTCAAGTTGAGTAAGGAAAATGCCTGACAATCTTGGTTACTTTGCCGGTCTGCGGGGAACCGGTTCTTACGGGACAGACGAGCGCCCGAAAAATTTCCGCGAGATGATCCTCTTCATGCAGCCGAACGGGAAAGCACCCCTGTTCGCGTTGACTTCCAAGGCGAAGACTCAGAAGACCGACGACCCTGAGTTCGCCTGGTGGGAAGAGGTTCAGACCATCTGCCGCGTCAAGATCAACAACGGGGGAGGTTACAACTCCGCCGCGACGACCCTGACGGTAGATACGGGCGACGCAAGGGAATTGATCCCTGGCGACGTCCTGCAGTACGAGAAGCCGACGGAGACGACGACCTACGACAACGAGCTTCTGCGAGTGGTCAGCGTAACGAACGCGACGACCATCGTAGTGACTCGCGGGTACGCAGGTACGACTGCCGCCTCACTGGCTGACGACGGTGCGCTCCTGCGGGTAGGTAACTCACAGTCGGAAGGTAACACTTCCATCACGTCGAGCTCGACCAATCCGGTCAAGTTCAACAACTACACGCAAATCTTCAAGACTCCGTATCAGATCACCAAGTCTGACCTGGAGACTAGGAAGCGCACCGGCGACCCGAAGAAGAACGAGCAGAAGCGTAAGTCTTTCCAGCACGCTGAAAAGATCGAGCAGGCGCTCTTCTGGGGTGTTGCAAGCGAAACCACGGACGCGACGAACAACAACCTCCCGCTGCGGACAACGATGGGCCTTCGCAAGTTCATCTCGTCCAACGTAAAGGTCTGGTCGACAGACCCAACGGAGGACGAGTTCATCAACTTCGTGGCTCCTGTGTTCGACTACGAGTCTGGTGAAGCTGGCAACGAGCGCATTGTCATGATGGGCAACGGCGCGCTGAACTGGCTGAACCGTCTCCGCAAGACGGATTCGAACACGAACATCAACTACCAGGGCGATATCACGTACTTCGGCATGGACCTGCAGAAGTACAAGATTCCCCAGGGTACACTGTACATCAAGTCTCATCCCTTGATGAACGTGCACCCGGTGTACAAGAATTCCTTCTTCGTGATCAACGGAGCAGGCATTGCGTACCGCCCCCTCGGTGGCCGTGACACGAAGCTGGAGAAGGATATTCAGCCGAATGATGCGGACTACATCAAGGACCAGTGGTTGACGGAGTGCGGATTCGAGTTCCACTTCGAGCGGACCTTCGCCTACGGCGGCGGCTTCTGCGATCACTAAGGAGGAGAGAAAGTGGCCCTTGGAGACTTGAGCTGGGACGAGACTGAACGTGATTGGGGTACGGCTAGCGCTGTTTACAGCGAATCCAAGCCCGTCGCAATCCTTGGTAATAGTTTCGTACAGTTCGACTCTGGGGTCACTTTCCAGGCTGGTCCGGTTGAGGTTTCCCTTACTCGGACCGGTCTGACCATTGTAGGCCAGGATAGGTTTGGTCAGTGGCAGATAAATCCTGGTACTATTAAAGAAATATTAGGAATGTGGCCCGTGTTCAGGGCCCCGACGGGTGTGGTTGTTCAGCTCTGGTGTGGCGCACAGGAGAGCACGGAGGAGTCCATTACCTGGGAAGGACCCTATGACTTTAGAGTTGGAATCGATTCTTTTCAAGACTTTCTAGTAAGTGGCCGCTATATGGCCGTGCGCTTTACTTCGAAGGGACAACTCCCCTGGGAACTACTGAGCTACGACTTGGACATCGTAGACGTGGGGGAAAGATGAAGCGACATGACCCTGATACTGGTGAATTTAAAGAAGTTAGTTTTACGGGGGCTCTACTTTTAGGCTTGACCAATGAGCAAGTAAAAGGAGCCATAATCGTGGGCTGGAGAGTGACAACTGCATTAGGTCTTTTGGGAGCGTACGGACTGCTTGGCCCGATTCCAGGCTTGAGCGGTTTTGCGTATGCGGACGAAACCAAGGCGACGAGAATAGACGCTCTTGATTCCGAGCTTTTCGAGCTTCGGATTAAGCAGTGTCAGGCTCTCGACCAGGGAGTTAGCGCCCTTGTATACACAGTCAGGCTGAACGAAAAATGGAGAACCTACGTTCAGCTTGTAGGGCACGAACCCAAGGTGCCAGACTGCAAGGAACTCAAATGAGTATTGACTTAGGAGAATTCCTAAGCGCTAGTTTCCGGCTGCGAGAATTCCTGCGGTCGGAAATGGCGACTAGGATGGGGCTGCAAATTAATCCCTCGGAAGAAGAAGTCTTCAATCTACGAAGGCTTTGCACGACGGTCTTGCAGCCCCTGAGGAATGAGCTGAATTCGCCTATTACAATTCTGTCAGGATTGCGTCCAGTCTGGCTGAACAACGCAATCGGCGGAAGCAAGAATTCTGCGCACTTATATGGATGTGCAGCAGACATCGAAATCTCTGGGGTCAACCCTTTTAACTTAGCTGTGATTGTATCAGAAATGCGACCGCAGCTCCCTTTTGACCAGTGTATTCTCGAATTTCCTCCTAATGGTTGGGTTCACATCGGTATCGAGCGCGTAGGGGCGGAGAGACGACACCAACTCCTAACTGCCAAGCACTCTCACGGCAAAACTGAGTACACTGAAGGGTTACACGAATGAACGTCCTAGATATCCTGACGATTGGATCGAAGATTCTCGACAGGGTCATCCCGGACCCGAATCAAAAGGCAGCTGCCCAACTGGAATTCTTCAAGGCTCAGCAGGCTGGAGAATTCAAGGAAATGGACAATGACTTGCAGTTAGCCCTTGCGCAGAATGAAACCAACAAGATCGAAGCAGCGAGTGACTCGTTCTTCAAATCTGGTTGGCGGCCGGCAGCGGGATGGGTTTGTGTTAGCGCCTTGTTCTATCAAATGGTTTGTCGCCCCCTATTTGGTTGGGCCGCAACAAACCTTTGGAACTGGTCTGCGCCTCCAACACTAGAATTGGACACCCTGCTCACGCTCCTGTTTGGTCTACTTGGGCTTGGGGCTTACCGAATGACAGAGAAGATTAAGGGTGTTGCGTAAACGATAGCATTATTCATGGGGTTAATGCTATGCTAAATAAAGAAGTCCTCGATCTCATCATGAAGCGTCTAGGGAACCGTACGGCAGCGACCCTGCGCGCGACTGTGTTGATCGAGCTGAACAACAAAATCTCCCAACTTGAACAAGGTGACGTTCTTCCGTGGTTCCTACAAGATATTTGGCTCGGGCAAACGGTCGCTAGCCAGGACTACGTCGATGTAATTTCAGATTATCTTCGCGACGATGACGAGGGTCAAGCTGAAATCAACGACACTACGGTGAGTCCTGCTGTTTGGTCAAAGTTCACGAAGACTTCTTATGGTAAACTCCGTGAGAAAACTGCAAATTGTACAGCGCAACTTCCTGCCTTATACGCGGTTCATGGTGAAAAGGTATACTTCGGGCCTGCGCCGAATCAAGTTTACAGTTTCCGTGTACCGTACTACAAGCGGTCGACCTCGGTGGCTGACAATACGCAGGCGGTGAGTAACAAGTGGTTACTCAATTTCTTCAATTTTGTTACCTTGGATACAATAGACTTCGTCGCACGTACTCACACACGAGACAATAGCCTCGTAGCAGCCATTGCGGCGGAGCTACAACAAGCTCAACGTCTGTTTGACATCGCTGTCGAGGCTAGAATCCACGCAGGGCGCGGGTATCTACTCGACGACTCGGAGAGTTAATCATGGGTCTGGAAACAGCAAGTACAATTGACCAGTTAGTCTCCGACTGGCCGCTACAATCTGACAAAATCCGTCAGGGAGCTGGACACCTGCGGACCCTAAAGGCTGCAATTAAGGGAACTTTCCCGAATTTAGCCGGTCCGACGACCATAACGGCAGCGACACTGAATGCATTGCCTGCGGACTTCAGTGCAGTCCTTACTGAACTGCTCGAACATGTCGTTCCTCTGGGTTCAATCATGATGTGGAGTGGTGGAAACGCTACAATTCCCACAGGTTGGGCCCTTTGTAACGGACAAACTATAAGTGGATATGGGACTGTCCCAGATTTACGTGATAGATTCGTGATCGGTGCAGGTGGTGGACTAACTTCTGGACAAACTGGTGGAAGTATCAGTCCAAGCACCACGGCGGCTGGTGGCCATACTCCAAATATCCAGGGACATGCACTAACTGCCGCAGAAGGTCCAGCACATACGCACGTCGCCGCGACTTTTACTGGATCGAGCGACGATAATGGTGATCCTGGTCAGTTTATCGTCACTTCTCCGAACCAGTCGAACGGAACCCAAAGTTCACCGAGCTTTACGACGTCTATTTCAGGGTCTGGTGCGCCTCACTCACACGCGGCCGACGCCATACCTGACCACACGCACGCAATCACTGACGTAAGGCCTCCGTATTACGCTCTGGCTTACATCATCAAGGTTACGCAGTACGTTGCGCCCTAATCATGACCAGGTTAACCGTATCTAAGTTTGGTTCTCCAGGCTTCATCAAGGACGTAGCCCCCTACGCCATCGCGCCTCAAGCTTTTGATGAGGTTCGCAATGTACGGTTTAATTCCACTGGAGCACAGACCTTTGGCGGTGAAGTCGAGGTCATGTCTCAGGCTCCGACGAATCCACTCTGGCTAAAAGCCTTCCCACCGATTGATACTCCTCTTTGGGTGTATGCAGATAACCAGCAGGTCTACGCTTATGACGGAAACCACAACCAGATTACTCGTACCGCTGGACCTTACTCAGGAAACATTACCGAAAGGTGGCACGCCGAAGTCCTTAATGGAGTTGGATTCTTCAACAACACAATTGATGTGCCTCAAGTGTGGGCGGATTTTGACGCTAGCCAGAAGCTCATCGACTATCAAGAATGGCCTGCAGAACTGCGATGTAAGTTCCTGCGTCCTTTCAAGAACTTCCTATTTGCCGGCAACCTCACTAAAATTAGTGGACCACAAACCGGCAATTTTCCCTTCACACTTCGATGGAGCGACGCAGCAGCTCCTGGAACAATCCCTGGAAGTTGGGATATCGCCGACCCAACTAAACTCTGCGGAGAAGTAGATATTGCGGACACGGATGACTACCTTGTAGATGGACTGAGATTGAGCAATCAGTTTATCGCCTACAAGCAAAAGAGTGCTTATGGATTCTACTACGCAGGGCTGCCTGACGTATTCGTAGGAGCAGATAATCGCCTGTTCGACAAGGGAATCTTGGCGCGCGATTGTGTTCAGGAATGGCCGAAGGGGCACTTTGTTGCAGGATTAGATGACATCTATGTCCATAATGGAGTTAAGGGAAGTGCTCAAAGCATAGTCGAGGCACAGCTAAGAGATTGGGTTTTCAGTCAGATCGATGCGACGAACTTCTTCTACTGCTATACGTACAAGCATGCAAGGCGAAACGAAATCGTTTTCGCTTTTCCTGAAGCAGGTGAGACCTACCCTACTTTAGGTTTAGTTTGGAATTGGGTTACCGGAGGCGTAGGCGTCCGTGATCTGCATCGTTCTCCTTTTATTTATCCTGGCCCGATTTTAGTCTCCGTGGATGATGACATTTGGGGCGAGGATATTGTAAACACCTTCTATCTTATCACTGAAAACCACGACCGTTTGGTTACGGCTGGTGGCGACCCGCTCGTCTGGAGTAAGTAGTCATGACCGATCGCACATTTGACGACCTGCCAGCTGCTGGCGCCTTGGATGGAACTGAAACCGTTCCTATTGAAAAGGGTGGAGCGACCGTAAAGACTACTGTCGACGCAGTTGTCGCGCGTGCGCCTGTACAGGATCACAACCTACTCACGAACCTGAACGTGGGTGACGCGCACCCGCAATACTTAAATAGTTCACGCGGAGATGCGAGATATCCGCTTCGGACACTGACAGTTACGGCTGGAAATGGTCTCCAAGGTGGAGGAGACTTATCGACGAACATCTCGTTTGCAGTTAAGCCTACGGCAAATGAGGGTATCAAAGTTACGTCGAATGGTGTGGAACTTGATATCAATGGGATCGGAACCCTACCAGAGTCTGTCGATGGTGCGAACGATAGGCTTGTAATTTACAACGCAAGTGAGTCTCGCAATCGTACTGTAAGCGTAGCAACGGCGCTTGCAGGTGCTTCGGGCTTTGTGCCTACAGCGCGGCAGGTGGTAGCTGGAAATGGCTTGACGGGTGGTGGGGATTTAAGTCTCGATCGCACACTGCACGTAGGTCAAGGTGCAGGTATCACCGTAACTGCAGACTCAGTCGCAATCGATGTAACTGATTCGCGCAACGTAAGTCATACAGCAGTTGCGATTATCAATGGAACTGGTATCACGGGTGGTGGAGACCTCACAGCGAGCCGCACGATTGGTCTGGACTTGACCAATGCCAGAAATATCGACCACGCTAACGTAAGTATCAACGTTTCGAACTCTCTTTCTGGTGGTGGAGATTTGCAGGCAACCCGCACCATTAGCCTTGTAGGAGATAGCGCTGCTCCAGGCAACAACGTTTTCTATGGTACGAACGGAAGTGGGGTCCGAGGCTTCTATTCCGTAAGCTTTGGTATTCTTTCAGGCACTGCGACGAATGCGCAGATTCCACTAGGCGCAGTAACACAATATCAAGCTAGTTTGAGTATTGGTTGGGGACAGATTACTGGAACCAAGAATGCTGATCAGCTTCAAGGTAACGCAGCTTCTGCCTTTGCAGTTACAAGCCACAATCACGATTCCGCTTACGTAGGGATCAACTCCAACGCGCAGCTTAACTCCCTTGGAGTAGGAGTTAGCGCGAGCGGTAGTGCAGGTGCGATTCGTGCGACTGGAGACATTACTGCATTCTTCTCTTCAGATGCGAGACTTAAGGAAAACGTTCGTCCCATTGAAAATGCTGTGGATACAGTCCTGCAGATACGAGGAGTGAGATTCGACTGGACAGACGACTACCTGACCAGACACGGCGATATCGATGGCTACTTCAACCGCAAGGAAGATATTGGTGTCATTGCGCAGGAGGTTCAGAAAGTCTTCCCGGAACTTGTAGGTGAACGTGTAGATGGATCACTTGCCGTAAAGTATGACCGACTTGTGGCCGGTTTAATTGAGTGCATCCGAGAGTTGAACGAGCGTGTTAGAATCTTAGAGAGTGATAAGCTATGACTCTCCAGTCTTCTGGTCCAATTTCGTTTAGTAATATTCAGACGGAATTTAGCGGAGTGAATCCGATTTCACTTACGGAATACTATGGCCGTGCGTCAGGTATTCCTGCAAGTGGCCAGATTTCAGTAAGTCAATTCTACGGCAAATCCTCGTTACGAGTACAGGTTCCAGATTTAGGTGTAAGCGGAACGGGCCTGACGCAACGATATTTAGGATTCAAGTTCTTTGCGGGCAATGCAGTTTGGACCTTGATTGGTCAGAACCCTCCTCCACCGCAATCATTTAGCAACGGAAGCTGGTTGGTGAGTGGCGTTGCTTCAGGATACGACATCCTAGTCCAAACCAATCAAGCTTTTTCTACAAGCAACGGAAGCTTAGCTCCTGACGTCTGGTATAACTTAGGTTCCGACCGCGCTTGGTGGTGGCTTTCGCCCCCGTTTGGAACCTCGGCGACAATCTTCATTCGTGATGCAAGTACTCTAGTACAACTTGCCTCGAAAGCGTCTGCCTGGGATTGGAGTCCTTAATGTACGCAGTTACAGAAAACATTAACGACGAATCAATCCTGCGGGAGTTCCGCAAAATTCAAGCAGTTTTGCAGTCCATTACGGCCGGGAACCTTTTGGTTACCTTCGTTCCCCCACTCAAGCCTTTCGAAGGTCAAGTTCTTATTTGTGATGGGGTGAAATGGGACCCTTTACTCGATGGTATCAAGCGTCCAATCTGGTTTGACGGAATTGTATGGAAGCCTTTCAACTAAGTATTATCTTTCCTCACCAAGTCGAACAGGTTTGGCGAGACGTTTGTCCATGGATTTTACTTGCAGTGGGAGA